GAGGTAAGCAGCGAGCTTTTACCGCGTGAGATGGTGAAGTTACGTACGCGATCAGTTACGTCATAGAAAATCAGGCCACCAGCCAAGTAGTATTCAGTGTTGTCCAGCACACCCGACTCAATATTGTCAAGGGTAAACCCTGGGAAGATCGGGCTGTCGCCATCGAGTCCCAGTTCGACTTTTGGTGTAGGAATAGCCATTAGGTACTCAGAAGTGCCGAAATGTCGCTGTTACCGCTGCTTTGTACATACTTAGTTAGCGAATCAACCACTGCCTCTCCGGCCTTTGCGCCCTGCGCCCTTGTGTTGGCTTCTACCTGTATGTAGTAGTTAGTAACCTTTTCTGAGCCTGTTCTTAGAGCAGCAGCCTTGAACTCTGCGCTTGTGATGCCAGATGCGATACCCGTAATGTCTTGAACCTGTCCAGATAGCACATCAGTAAGCAGGGCTTCTGCTGCGCCCTTCTTCTCTTCGATACCAGCTCTAAAGGCTGTGCTTAGTTTGCCACCGAGTGCAATGCCAGCCTTAGTGATGATGTCTTGTAGGGTCTGTACAGCCGCTACGTTGGCCTTCTGAGCCTCCTGTACGGCTTCCTGCGCCTTTTCCATAGTCTGACGAGCTTGGACCACGGGAGCCTCTACAGCGATGTCTAGGCGCGACTTGAACTCGTCACTGAAGGCCTGGGCCATCATACGAGCGGTTTCTAGTAGCTGCTCCTGCTGTGACTTGATACCCTCCAGCAGGCCGTAGGTCATATCCTTACCAGAGTCGTACATAGTCTGCGAGACTTCGTAGCCAAGTTCTGCGCCTAGCTGGTTGATCTCGTCGAACAGGGTGTTTATTTCACCGATTGTTGCTGAGCCACCGTCTACTAGGGCCTGTGCAGTCTCGCCTCCAGCTTCTACACCAGCCTCAACCAGTTGGTTGAACAGCATTGGGTCAAGACCCATATCGCGTAGCTTGCGTAGGTTCTCAGCAAAGTCTCGCGACTTCTGAGCCATATCCTTGAAGCCCTGCAACAGACCTGCGGTCTTGTCCTGTACCTTCTCGATCGTTTCTTCGTAGGACCGAGTAACTGTGAAGCCAAGCTCTTTCAGGCTTGCACCGAGTGTTACAACGCCCTCTGAAACCTCGGTGACGGTGATAGTCTCTGTCTCGTCCTTTAGCCTTCCAAGCAAGTTGGTTAGCTTCATCGAGCTAGTTAGCGCCTGCTGGTACTCAGAGATTAGAGATTCTGACAGGCTGGCTCTGTTAGCAAGCTCGTCTCGTCGCCTGGCAATCTCAGAAAGTGCTTGCGACTCTGTGGCCACCCAGCGCTGTAGGTCGTTGAAGTCGCTCTCAAAGATTAGGCCGCTTCTGAATGCAGACTGTAGGCCGGACTGCATATTTTCAATCGAGCTAATAATGCTGCTCTCAAACCTGCCAAGCTCTACCTCGATGTCGGGGAGAATCTGTAGGTTTGTTAGGTTGTTCATTGTCCAGCGACGGAACTCGTCTGCTGCGTCTTTAGCCTTGTTATAGGCTTGAACAGCCTTATCTGCGATAGCTTGCAGGCGCTCTACGTTTTTCTGAATTAGGTCTTCGGCTGCTTCTAAAGCCTTTCGTTGCGCCTCTTCAAGCGCTTTGGCTGCCTCAGTTACTTCAGCAATTCCAGCAGCGGTCTTGTTGAATTCTGCTTGTAACCTTTGTAGCCCAGCTTCACCATCTCTAATAACGCGCTTGAATATTTCTTCCCAGCCTTGTGAGCCAAGGATTGCGTCTACAAGCCCCTCTGAGGCACCTAGGGCCAGTAGGCGAATACGAGCGGACTCTTTCTTTACGGCGTCCTCAATACCTCGGAAGAAGTCGCCTACATAATCTGTACCCTGGCTGCGATCGAGTGGTTCAAAGGTCGTACGGCCAACCGAAGCACCTATTGACTCTAAGTAATTTAGATACTCCAGCGACGCTGCTAAGGCATTGTTCTGACGCTCTAGCTCCTCATTCGCTCGACGAACAGCCATTGCCATCTTGCTTTGAGCAGCGGCATTTATTAGACCCGCGTCAGAAGTTCCCTCGTAAGCGTCTTGTATTTTTTGGTTTTCGGTTTTTAGATTTTCTGCTAGTTCGCCAAAGCGACGTGCAAATCTTTCAAGCGTGTTTTCGCGCTCAAAGTCAATTCCTATGCTTTTGAGGAAATCGTTGAAATCCTCGCCCTGTTCGACAGTCAAGCCCATTTCATAGGCAAGGCGGCCTACCGCCGAAGACGCTAGCTCTACAACGCCGTTGAAAACACCTAAAGTCTGCCGTGCAGCTTCAAAAACCGGACTGAAAAGGCTACCCGTAACATAGACTAAAAAGTTACCCAGCTCAATAATTTGCTCTAGTGGGCTAATTAGTTCAAAAAGCACCCCGCCAAAGCGCTCAACAATAGGTGCTACCGTGCTAATGCTGTTGCCTAGGGCTTCACCGATTTCTACGACTTCAGGGCCATATTGTTCAGCTAGATCAGCAAATATGTTGTTTAGGTCGGCTAGAGGAGTTTGCAGTGGCTCACCGAAAGCAACTTGCAAATTAGACATAACAGCGTTTAGGCGTTGCTGAGAGCCATAAAGCGTGTTTGTTGCGCGTTCAAAGGCGCCCATAGAGTCGGCAGCGCGTTCAAATAGCAGCTCCAACCGAATCTGAGCGTCTGCCTGCATCTCGGCAGCTCCGGTCAGATGCCCTAGGCCACGAGCAGCACGAACGGCGTTGATCTCGTTCTGCTTCATAGCGACACCGAACTTTTCGATCGGGTCGTACTCACCGCGGAAAAGGGCCGTAATAGCTAAGAGGGCTTCTTGTACGTCGTAACCGAATGTCGTTGCTAGGTCTTGAGCAAGCTTGACTAAGTTCTGAGTTTCAGCATTGGCTTCTCGAGTGTCAAAGCCGTACTGCTTTAGTACCGAACCCAAGAACACAGACGCTTGAGCGGCTTGTTGCTGTGACAGACCGTAGCTCTCTACCTCTTTAGTAAACGCGCGTAGTGAAGGAGCAGCATCTTCAAAGATCTGATTTAGGGCAAGAACGTTACGCTCGAAGCGCTGTGTGGCCTCTACAGCCTCAACGGTAAACTGACGCGCTGTTGTAAGGGCAGAAAAAGCCGCGAAGCTTCCTGCGGCCATACCGACCTGCTTAGAGAAGCCCTTGAAGTCTTTTGTTATTGCTGTAAGTGCATTGCGCGCGGAGTTCAGCCCCATAGACCTGAAGATAGAAACAATGGGGAGTATCAGGCTCTGTAGTGCCATTAGTTACCTAACGCGTTGTTGATCTGCTGGATAGTCTCGTTGAAAATCTTGGAAGCGCCTCGCTTATGCTCTGGCATATAATCCACCATTGTAGGCCAAGCGTATCGCGATGCTTCTTTCTGCTTGCTGTTGTGCGCGTTGCGGTCAAGGGCCTCTAGCCAGATAGTAATAGCCCGTCTACGTCGGAAGGTAATCTCGTGTCCTTGCTCACGATTGACAACCTGACGACCGAAAAGTCTGGTTTCGTAGGAAGCGGACCTATCGCCTACAGACTTACGTGCTTTGTTGCTCTTACCTGCCATATCGGCAACAATTAGGGCTGGGGCGCGCACTCGCAAGCGAACAACTGAGATAGTTCCGTCTTTAGCTTGCTTTAGTTGATTTAGCGCCTTGCTGGCTTTGCGGTCTTTATAGTTAATGTCTATAGCTTTAGCCGTGTTTAGAATGACTCTTGAACGCATAAATGACAGTCTTCCGCGCTCATAGCTAGTAGACATCTTGTCATAGCTACGACCAGGGCGTTTAGGCGCTCCTAGGGGGCCGTCAATTCCTATACGCCCAAAAGCTTTTCTTAGCTCGTTCTGCGCTGGCTTGCCCAGATCGCGTTGCCTCTTTTTGAAATTGTTAAACGCCTCTGGACCGAGGTCTTTCAGAATCCTGCTCATAGTCACAAGGTCTGGCAGTTCTACTACGGCCTTTGCATTTGATAGGCCTAGGTCTTGTACAGCTCTAAAGCTGCCGATGTTGCCAGCTCCGGCTTGCTGTATGTATCCTTGCACGTCACGGAAGCCCTGTGCGCCGCCAAAAAGGTAAGAACGACCTAGGAATCCTAATACCGCTTGTAGTGCCAACTGAACCGCCTTACCTGTAAATAAATTCTACCGCAACAAGAAAAACGGCCCCCGAAGGGGCCGCTTCTACTTGCTAACGTTCTTAGCTACTATCCAGCGATACATTGTCCACAGCATCCGATCGTCAAGAGCCATAAGCTCTCTAGGAGAGATGCCTGTCTCTACGGACAGAGCGGCGATAAACCAGTGTGCGGAATCATCGCCTAGACCCTTTATTTTGGGTCGGACTCTGCCTCTCCCACACCTTCGACTGTTGCGAGCCACTCGTCGTAGCCCAGCTTGGTCTGCTTGGTGCGGTGTTCGCTGTGCCAGGCCAAGAACAACAAGTGTCCAAGGCGCTGGCTACTAGCGAGAGATCCAACTGAAACGTTGAATTTGTCCTCGAAGGCTACCAGGTCAGGGGTGCTGGCCGTGATTTCCTTCTTGGTACCGTCTGCGAATGAAATTACTAGGTTGAATCGCATTTATATTCCTTTGTTTAGGCTGTTGCGTAGCTTACAGCACCGCTTGTTGGGAACGATACTGAGAAGGTGCTTAGGTCGCCGACTGCACCAGCAACAGGGGTGAAGCTGTTGATGAGTACCTCTGCGGTGTACTGCGGGGTCGTTGTCGAAGCAGCGGTTCCGTTGCCTGCAATCAGCGTGACAGTTCCGATAGTTCCAACTAGGTCCTGGAACAGCTCTGAGACTGCACCTGAACCGAAGTCAGAGTGGAAGTCGAGGGATACGGTGCCTGACTTTAGGCCTCCGATAACCTCAGTCCAACCAGCAGAACCGAAGTCTGTGGTGTCCACCTCGGCAGCGTTGATCACCAGCTCTGCGCGGGCGCAGTTGCCGGAGATGTCCGTACCGTTTAGGGTCACGGCGTTTGTGGTTACGACGAATTTCGCCATATTGGTTTCTCCTTATGCGTAGACGGTGACTGTGAATTCAGCCGCCAGATAGGTTTGATCTTGTATTGTGATTGAACCAATCGAGCTAGAGCGTTCAACGCGCAGGTCATACACTTCACCCGAAAGGGTCTTATCCGATTCTACCGCAACTTTCACGCTTTGCGAGCCTGTCACGTCGCTGTAGGCATCGAGCTTCCTTTGCATCGTTCTTTCGGCAGCACGGCCGACAATGAGCGTTACTTGGAAGTTGTAAACGGTCAATCCGTTATTGAATGCGTTGTCGTAATCAACAGACTCTAGATTGACAATAGCGATAGGAGGGGAGGGGTTGTCGGGGATCTCCGCTGATGCCCGCAACCCACTAATCGTGTTTAGGTTCGTGACTATGCCGTTACGAATGTTTGTAATCGAGGCCATTACGCCATCCTGATTTTACGATACGGTCCTAATAGTGCTTCTACGTCTGGGTCTATGCGTGTAACTCTAATCATTCCAAGGTCGCCGTAACCTGCAACACCTAGAGGGCTGTCATAGCGCTTGTATTGACGGATAGCCAGCAGGTTGCAGGCCTGACGGATATCTGTTGGGACGGCCGTACCGTAACCGAATACTCCTACTACCTGAACGCTTGCCTCGCCTGTGGAGCTTGGGAAGTTTGCAGTTGGGAACAAGTAGTCGCCTACAGCGCGAATCTGAGTGTACGGGGTGTAAGAACCGCCTGCACGCCCATTTAGCGGCTCTAGCTGATAGTCAGTGGCAGTCCAGGTGATGTCAAAGGTGCCATCTATGTCAGAGCTTGTCTTTAGGGTGGTGAGGGTAATTAGATCGTCAATCTCGGTGACGTAAGAATCGTTAGGCACGAACACGCGTGTTGCAGTACCGGAGGTAAAGACTCGCTCGCAGTGTGTGTCAATCTGACGAGATGCGGACTCAACACAAGTCTCAAGCAGAGAATCGTCTACTGAGTCTGTGATACGGAGAATGTCTTTGACCTCTTGTAGGGTCGTGTAACCGTCAGTAATCGCCATATAACTATTCTACTTTCAAGCGCCCTTTGATATTAGTGGTGCTAATACCAGCGGTGTAGGGGATGTATAACAATGCTATCCCACGCTCGTCCAGCCAATCTTGACTGAACATCATCTGCTTGTAGTAGTCCTTGCGCGCCCAGTCTGATCCTATGGCAACAATATCGGGGGAAACACTGTCAATAGATATGCGAGAGTCAGCGCCGCCAGCATTCGGTACCACATCACAGACAGACCTCAATCCCATCAGAACGGCCTCGCGCTCTGCGTAAGTCATAACCGGAGGCTTGCCTTTGTAAGCCTCAATAAACTCGTCTGTGTTCAAGGCTACTACTACGCTACCTAGCTCAGCGCAGCGGTTCAGGAAATTGACGTGGCCTGAGTGCAGAAGGTCAAAGGTTCCTCCTGTATAAACCATTAGTCCCACGCGTTATCCCTTCTTATCTTGAGCTGCCAGCCCATCTCTTTTAGATTGTTTGATGCCACCTTGTTCGTGAACATAGACCTGTTGCGACTGAAGGTCATAGCGTTGCGCTCGTTGTACCCGCTCTTGAGCGTAGACGAGTTGTCGTGATGCACCTTGGCGGGGATGTGATTGAACTCCACGCCCAGCATATTCATACGCCACTCGTACTCGTCGTCGTCGTAATAGATCGGGTGAAACACCTCATCCCACAGTCCAGCCTTCAGGATGGCACCCTCCCCCGGCACCACGCACGACCACTTGGGGTTTACATCTACGAAGTTGAACTTCTCTGGGTCTACGTTGTTGGCGATAGTCTCTAGCGCTCCACGCTCAAACCAAGAGTCGTCATTTGGTATTACCCAGTAGGGAGCAAACGGGGTCGTCTTGATAATCAGGTTCCAAGCGCCGTTAGCACCGAGGCCGTGTGGCAACCGAATAGTCCATAGCTCACTCACGTAATCGTTAGGCTCAGGTATCCACGATTTCCTGCCTGAATTGTCTACGATTACTAGCTTCTGTACTGGGTAGTCAATAGACTCCAACAATCTCTGAGCAAGATCAAACCTACTCAGCGTGGCAAAGCCTAGGACTGGTATCACGCGAACAGACCTTTGAGGAACGGCATCCAGCGCCACTGAAACACGTGATCAAAGTCAAACTGTTCTGCAAACTCAAAAGCAGTCTGGCTGTGACCGCGCTCGGCGTTGTAAGCCTCTTCTAGGGCCATAGTGATTCGATTGACCGAAGGTATAGAGAAGAATGAGCGCTGTGCCTCGTCCCAGAAGGGCTGACCGTCAATCTTCCAGCTATCTTCTGATGCTAGGTCCTTAGATGCAGCAAAGTTGCTCGTAATGACCCTAGTCCCACAGGCCTGAGCTTCCACCGTAGGGATACCAAAGCCTTCTCCGTATGATGTGCTTAGAAGCACGTCAAAAGCCGTGTAGAAGGCCGCTAAGTGGCTTTCTGGGTAGCCCTGACGTAGCGCCATAGGATCTGGCATCAAAACCGAGCTGTTATCTAGGCCAACTGACTTTAGCAGCACTGTCAGATCGAACCCTCCGTACACCCGTGACGGCTCAGAGTGGATGTACAACTGAGAATTAGGATATTTCTTGTGGAACGTCGCGAATGCCAGCAGGTTTTCTGCAAAGGCCTTCCGATGGACACTCCCGTTAGCTTTATTCGCAGCAACTATGCCGACAAGAAAT